CCTCCAACCTGTTCAAAGGCTTGTTGTTGAAGCTGACCTGCCACTGCATTTTGACCTTCGATAAATTGGTCAACCATAGTGCGTGGAATACCTGCTTGTAGTAAAGAATCGTAAGAGTCTTGGGTTAAACCGCCAAGTTCTGCGAACTCGTCAGACAGTGCATCAAAATCAATACCCCGTTCTTCTAGTTCATCGGCAATCTCATCTAAGTCATTCTCTTCTGTTACTTCCTCGTTAGAGCCTAACTTTTGTTCAAGACTTTCATAGGCTGCTGCCATATCCTCAACAGAGTTAAACTTCTCAGGGAGCCATTCAGGACGGTCTGATACGTCAGGGTTATCAATACCTTCGGCTTTTTTAAGCATATTTTCTGTATGCTGACCATCCTCAACGGGTTCTTCAAATGTGTTTACTGCATCTACCATTATTATCTGTCTCCAATTAAAGGTAGTTATTATTTATTGCTGTGGCTGCTGTTCCTGCTGTTGCTTCATTAACCCTTGTGCTACTGGGCCTGTAGCTTTCTCAGCCATTTGCATCATCTGTTGTTGTTGCATCATCTGTTGTTCAGCCTGTGCTTCTTGCTCCTTCTGCTCTGCTGACCTAATTAAACCACTTGTATCAATACCTAAAGATGCACCAAGCCTGTCGATATAATCGTCAATGTTTAGTTCTCTCTGTAGTATCTCTGGGCCTAATGGTTGTAGCATTTGAAGTAATTGTGATAGCTTGTTTAAGTCCTGACCACGCCCTAATGCTTCCATACCAGTTACGATCTGGGGCTTTAAAGTGTCTTTAGGGAACTTAGGCATCTTTCCACTCTTTTCCATTCTGGCAAGTAACAACTTGACCATTGGGTATTGGAACTCTTGGGAAAGAATGGAGTAAACCCCACCTAAAGCTGACTCAAGCTCTTGAGCCATGTATCTAACTTCTTCAGCAGTTACACGTTCAGCTTTACGCTGGACTGCGGAGTTCATAAGAAACGAATATGCTAATCGTTCTGTAATCTCTCTTGCTGTGTCTTGAGCAACACGGAAGTCACTGTACTTTTCTAGCTGTAAGACAGACACATCATTAGCGTCACCTGTAGCGATACCACCGTTGGGTGTTTGAGCTAATACTTTCTGCTTCGTGGAACCGTTGGGCTTCACTAGGAATAAGACTTTAGCTGCGGCTGCTGCACCCTGAACAATAGCTTTGGTCAGAGTTTCAAGTGAACTTAAATCACCTATAAACTCTTCGACATAACCACGACCATAAGACTCCCCATCAATGCGAACCATGCGTAATGCCATAAAGGGTGACTGATCTAAGGGAAAGGAACCCCGTGAGTCAGGGATTATCTGTCCCTCGACTTCTTGATACACTTCCCATTTTTTGTTTACACGGCAAACTTTGGTATATAGGTCAATAGATTTAAGCTGTGACTCTTCTGAAGGTTTTGTTAGTAGTTCTTGGACTGCTTCAGGGAGCATCAAGGGGCTTACTGTTTCTTTAGTAATAACCTCTAATACATTACCCATAGCGTCACGCTGACATACGTATCTATCTAAACGGAATACACGAACTCCACCATCCTTGGGCATGTGAATTAACACATTACCTGAAGTTATAAGCTGCTTAAGTGCCTCAAAAACAGGGACACGAACAGCCGTAGCTTCTACTTCTTGCATAGCTGCTCGTTCAATACGAGCTAATGCCTCCTCTACCTTACCCCTAGCATCATCCCCTGCAAGACTCTGCAAATCAAAGTCGTCCATTGTTAAACGGAAGAAGGGGGAGTTAGGGGGAAGAAGTGTCATTAACAGCTTAGATGCTAGATTATTAACACCTCTAGCACCAATAGATTGATATGGCGTAGCGTATACAGAAGAACCCGAATGACCTTCTGGGGGCATCAAGGTTGGTATGGTAAGTTTAGCAACTTCTCTTGCTCTATCTAAGAACGAGGTTCGGTCACTTTCAAGATGTGTATAGCGTTTAGCTACTGCTCCTGTTGTTGGTAGCATAGCTAATTTTTCTCTTTTGTTATGAAATGATATTTAAGCCGTTGTAGCCACTGCCACTGCCACCACCGACACCAACACTCTTATTCTTAAGTCGGCCTTTGCCTAAACGCTTTTGTTTAGTTTTACTGGCAAGCATGTTTTTTAGGTTTGCAGCTTGTCCTGTTGCACCTGCTGAACCACCTGAAGAAGCAGTTGATTGGTTTGCACCACCAGAGCTACCACCTTCTGAAGCTTCAGTAGTCAAGGCGATTCTATTAGGTGCTTTTGCTTTAGGGGAGTTAACAGATGTTGTACCTTCCCTAAAATTCTGGGATGGTGGGCCTGTGTTTGGAAGTGAAGTTGGGACACGATCACCGCTATAAGCTTTCTTCATGCCTATGCGGTCTTGCTCTGCTTTCATGTCAGCCTGACTTACGTTAGATGCACGTTGGCTTGCCCAATAAGCTTGATTATAACTTACGTCATCATTTCGATATTTGTCTTTTATTACTGTTGATAAAATCGGAATGTTTGTGCTTTTGTTAGCTTTAGCTCTAGCCTGATAATCTACTTTGTTAACAGGCTTAACTACTTTCTTTGGCCCTGCTGGTTTGTTGTTATTACCATTACCGCCACTGCTTTTGTTGTTACCGCCACCTGCTCCACACATTATTTATTACCTCCATTACTGGGAATATTTAAACTGGGTGCGCTTGAGCCGCCAACACTGAGTCCTGTACTAGATGTTTTGTTACGGACACTACGTTTTCCTTTGGCTCTGCGTTTCCGCATTGCTGAAGGTGTTTGTTCCATGTCTGATAAATCTAAACTAGCAGGTGCTTTTGCGGGGGCAGGTGCAACTGGTGCAGGTTTAGGTTCTGAACTACCGAATAAACACATTCGTTGGTTTACTCCTCATAATTAAAGTCTTCTTCTGAAAGCTCTTTAAGTTTCTCTATGACTCTACGCTGACCTTGCAAGAACCGAAGTTCCTCTACAGTAATACTGTGGGTTGGTAGTGTGTCTGGAAAAATCTTATCGAGATGCGAAAGGAGTCCTTGGGAAATCCCAAAGGAAGCTCCCAGTATGGGGTTACTTTTTATCATAATATTCTTAGGGTCTGTAACGGTACGTTAGTGGGATTTAGGCACATTTAACATCAATTCACGTTTTTGTGCCTTAATTGATATTTGTTTACGGGCTTCGTTATCTAAATCTTTCCAAGCTGTAATTTCACTGCCAGAACGATAGCACCCTACACAAATATCTTCGTCATTGAGGTGACAGATACTAATGCAGGGTGAGGTCATCTTTCACCCTTATGGAGAGCATCGTCATAAGCACGACAAGCCTTTTCAGATTTATCTATTAATTTCATATGTTCGGGGTCAAACTCTAACCCTTCATATTCATCTGCCACGACTAGGCAATCTACACAGTCTTGACGCAAAAGCTCTAAGGCCAGACCTCTTACTTGTCCTTTCATGTATACTCCTCATCTTTATCTTCTTCATACAAGACAAGAGCATTTTCAAACTCATCCCAAGTGTCAACACCGTAATACATAAGACACTCTAAAAGATGGGAATCTTTTTCAATCATCTTAAAGTATTCTTCGTCAACTTCTATTCGTCTTCCCATACTGTACCCCTTTGATATAACTGAATTGCTGTGTTTAAGTCGCAACCAAACCCTTCCATGATTTCTTCAAACGCAATCATAAACATCATTTTCTACAGTCCCACTCCTCTTCTACACATGCACTAGAAAGGCCACGTTTAACAGCGTCCTTGGGCCTAGTGTCCTCACCTAACGGAACAGGAGACTTGTTGAATAAAGCCTCCCATCCTGCGTCATACGAGTCGGTCTTAGCTTTAGTACGGATTGGTAATCCCGTTGAGTCACTTGTTGCTGTTACCATTTTTTAATAACTCCTTTTTTATAGATTTCTCTATCCTCTCCACAGCGCGTGAAGAGGTGTAGATGCAGTAGCGTAAATGCCACTTCCAGTACAATTTTTTAAAGTAATTTATAAATCTCATACAAGGTCAACAATTTCACAAGAGTCACCAGAGCAAGCTAATGTCTGAGAGCCTATAGTAGTGTCCTCAACCTCATAGTCCGAAAGCTTTGACCAATCAATACCGTCAGGCATAAGGGCTAGAAACTCTTCATACCTCTTCTTATCACACTGCTGATAAGGGGCTTGTTGGTAGATGTGTTCTGAGTAAGGCAAGAAGCTTACGCCACTCATTTCATCAAAGTTCTTGTAAACATAAGCACCAACTTCTAACCATTCATCCGCAAGGACGTTGATGGTCACTGACGGTTTGTGTTCACAGTAATGACGCTGGTAAGCAAGCCAAGTATCTAGCTGCTGAATAGCAGTTGTGTTCTCAGTTAGCACTGCCTGTTCAGGCGACTTCTGAGGGAAAGAAAACACTACTGTAGTGTCGGGCTGGTGGGCACAAGGCTCCCAAGGGATTCCTTGATCTTTCATAAACTGAGTCAAGGGGTCATTGTATGCACCACGGACAGTGCGAATGTAATACTCGCTGTGCCTCGCATGGATTCCTGACGCAGAGTTAACGAGTTGGGATACTGTTCCTGACGGTTTAACTGCTGTGATTGCTGTAGATACTGCAATGCCTAACTTACCTGCCCACTCCTTGTTAACTTCTACTGATACGGCACGTAGACGTTCTAACAATGCAGGTAACTCAGGGTTAGCTGTAGTTGTCAGAGGGTTGTCCATAATGCCAGTTAGACTTACACCTAACAAACGCTCCTCATCAGTATTGTCTTGCCAAACCTTACGTAAGTAGGGGAACTTCGTGTAGGTGGCTTGGAGAGTCCCAAGGATTGTAGCTACTGCGATCTTACGCTCAAGGTCTTGCTCAGTATCACCTGAACGAATTACAACCTCTGTGAGATTACAGAATTGGTAAGGTCTTAGTATTATTTCTGAACCGATTATGTTCGATGAAAGTCGCAACACTTTCACCAGTTCTCTTATGAACTTCTATACGTCACCGCATAGTCCAGACTATATCATCATCCGATTAATTTCAGGATGTTACGCTTTTCGAGCATCATTAGCTTATGCCCTACTCCCTTGCGGGATAGTCGTTGCACGTTCCTTATAACTTACGATACAAGGCTTCGCTCAGGATTGTCTCTACTAGGTAGAGGTGTTCCCTGAATTAACGCAATTCTTCGGAGTGGGTTTCCCCACTAAGCCGCCATTGACGGATTTGTTCCAAACTCATAGGTGGCATCTCGCCTACCATTTTTAGCTGCTTGATTCTGTGCAGCTTGGCGGTTAAAGATTCCTCGCTCACCTGTACCACTCTCAACAAGACTTAACCATTCCCGCATGAATGATGTAGAGTCAGGCTTGTCGGTGTAGGCGACTGAGTTATTCGCTAAGTTACGCTGACCATTGGATTCCCAGTACGCCCCAGATTTGGCATGACGCATGCGGTCATCACTCAAATTAGACAGGCTAATCATTGCTGATCTGCGTACACCACCGACTACAACTACTTCACCAATCTTGCACATAATATCGTGACACTGGAGGCTAGTTAACTTTTCACCAGAAGCTTCTTTAAACTTGCTGACTACAAACTGGAACAGGTCAACCAATGGTGCAGGGCCACTAGCACGACCACCGAAGGTCTTAAGCTTTGCACCAGCAGGGCGCACCAGAGACACATCCCACTTAGGGACAACACCATTATACAAAGAGGTAATTAATGTACGTAACGACCACGCCCAACCTTCTTTGGAGTCTGCAACAATGATGGTTTCATCTAAGTTGATGAGGTTTTTTGGCACTGTTGGCAACTCGTTAACGTACTGACGCTCTACAGAGAAGCCCACGCCTGTACCACACAGTAAGATAAACATAGCCTCATCGAATGAACGTATGTCATCAACAGGTAAGTATGAACAGTTGTAGCCAGCCACGTTATCGCGGTCAAAAGCTTCACCAGAACTCATCATGGCTCTCATGCTAGGCATCACGTCTAGGTTAGTAATT